TGGCGACATCCACAGCACCCGTGCTGACAACGGTCGTGGTGCCGAGCTTGATCTTCGCGGTCAGGGTGTCCGTCGAGTTGGTCGCAGTGGCAATCCCCTGCGCGCGCACGCGAATGACATCGCCTTCCCGCAGGCCATTGGCCGGAATGGTCAGCGTCGAATTGTCGAAATTGGTTTCTGTGGAAGTTGCAGTCAGGGCCGTCGATGCAGCCACCGCCACACCGGCCACTTGAGTGCTCCCGTCAGTCTCGTTGATGGCAACATCAACGGTCGTGTCCGCGAGAGCAGCCGCCACCACCACTTTGCCAGCCGGAACGCCAACCGACGCGGCGGTCGACACACGGTCGTTCGCCACGTCGTAGTAGACGATCTGACCAACAGCCATCGCATTCCCGGCCGAGGTGGCCTTGGTGAATCGGAACACACCTTCAATGGTCAGACTGCCCAACGCATTCGCAGCGATGTCCGTCTTGACCACCCCAAGCAGTCCGTTCTGGACAACCACATCTCCCGCCGTCTTGGCAGTGGTCGGGGTGTAGTCAATCGCACACCCTTCCTGCCGAAAAGTCGCACCCATCGTAGAATCTCCTTGTGGATCAGATTGGAATCAGAGAGTTAGGCAGCGCCCTTCGACTTCACACCGGCAACGTATTCCGCCTTGTCCACGCCGAAGTCGTGGTAGCCACGGAACTGGATGCCGAGGGTGTTGAAGTCTGCATCCGCCGATTCCACGACGGGAGACTGCTGGCCGTTGAGGAACGACACCACCATCGCCGCGTAGACGGCTTTGGCCCGGAACAAATACCACGCCGTCGCCGAGTTGCCGGTGAATCCGGGCTCCGACAACTGTGACACAACCACGGGCACATACTTGTTCTGGTAGATGTTCGCGTTGACAACAGTCGTGCTTCCACCGACCAGATTGGTGGCCGTGTAGAGCTGTCGTGCAACGGTTTCCAGCTCGGGAGGGACGAGCAAGAGGACTGGCTCGCCGCCCAGTCGCTTGGCACCATCGGCCTCCGCCGACTTCATGGTCCTGAACGCCTTCAGCCCCAGTCCGAGGCCAACGCCGTCCGCCCCCAGATTGGTGGTCGCACCGCTGATGAAGTTCCCGCGACCCGAGGTAAAGAACGCCGAGTTGTCCAAGAACGTCGACCAGAAGATGTCACGCATCTTCATGGCAGCGCCCGCACCAAGCCGGGTGCGAAGATCGTCGAAGGCCCCGAGGTCATCGTTGATGATGTCCTCACGGGTCAACGCAAACATCTTGGCGTAGGTCTTGGCCTGCCGCTCGTAGCTCTCCTGCGACACGGTGCCGTGCTTGATCTCACCGCCCGGCCCAAGTGGCTCATACTGCATGTCGTCCAGCAATCGGTATGTCGTGACCTTCTTGAAGTCCCGCACCGGCTTGATCTGGCTGATTTCCTGCCACGTATTGTCCTGCTCCTCGTAGCCAGCGACCAATTCCTTGGTTGCCACGTTGCTCAGGATGTTCGACACCGACACGCCCAGCGTCGAGAAGCTATTGGCCTCAACGTCAGGCATCGCCCTCTTCAGCACCTGCCGCAGGTTGCCGTTATGCACTCGTTGGCCAGCGTTGATCGGCATTCCATTGGCCGACGCCGCCATCAGCAGAATCTGCTGAATGCCGATGTTCTTGTAGTTCTTGTCGGCAGCCTCCAAGACCTCGGCCTTGTACTGCTTCTCGACGTTGGGCATTCCCATCGTCAACGCCAACGCCGCCTCGATGACCGTTGGGCTCATCTCATCCCGCTTGCTCACGTGAATGGCAGGCCCCTCGTGGGAAGCGCCGGCCCGCACCAAATCAAGCTTGACCCCGGACACGGCACGCACCGACTCCACGTCGAACCTGGGCGCACTCCACTTCTCGCGGATCGCCTTGGCCTTCATCTCGCGATGCTGCTTAAGGGCAGTCGCCTTGATTTCCGCGAACTTCGCGGCGGGAACTTCCCCCTCGTACTCGGCGAACGACGCCTCAAGGTCATTGAGATTTTCGGCCGCCGCCGCCTTGATGTCGCCCACATCGAAGTCGGTTGCCTCGACCACCTTTTCCTCGCTCGCCGAGGCAGTGATCTCCTCCTGAAACTTCGCCTGCAGCCTTTCGCGCTGCACATCGGTCAGGGACTCGGCATCGAATCCCATCGCCTCGACCCATTTGTCGAACGGCATGTTTGCACCTTTCACGTGCGAAAATTCGACTGCCGAGGCAGCCAACTGAACCGTGGTGTTTTCATCCGCTCCATGCGGAAGGAACGCCACCCCATACAGACGACTCTTGCGGGCCACGTACACCGGTCCTTGAATGGATTGACCATTCACCATGACCGCACGACCCTCTGGAATTTCCTCGACCTTCAATGGCTTGGCCTCAATGCTGGCCTGCCACGGGAAACCGTTCTTGGCGGAGTCGACGAATTCGGTCGCCGACTGCGAGACGGCACTGACCTCGCCGCTCAATCGCAGCGTCTTGCCGTTGTTCTCGACTGTGCCCACATGTCCGACCAGATGGTCTTTCTTGTGGTGCAGATTGGCGATGACTGACTTCCCTTGTTCAAGGCCAGCCAGATCCAACACGATTGGCAGGTCATAGCCACCGACAGTCAGCGGGCCGCCGTTGTAGGCGATCACGTCGAACTTGGGACGCTGGCCTTCTCCGACACTCGCCTCGACGGTCGACTGCTCGGCGTGAATCACGATGTTCTGAAGGGTTTTCATTCGCCACCATCCATCTGTCGAACCTTCGCCTGCGACCACGTCTTGCCAGCGTCCCCGCCCCACAACTGCCACGCCACCCAGCCAGGCTTCTCTTTGCCCTTGGCATTCCAGCCGGGTGACCGACTTGCCTTATCGTGCCGAGCAAACCATGCCGCCATCTCGCGGACGTGGGCCTCAGTCAGCGATGTCCTCGCTGCAATTTTGCGTGCTCTGGCGACCGTCTCGGGCTTCAGCCCACTGCCAGACCGTCCCGCCTCGTGTAGCTTCAGGCCAGACTTCGCAGCAGCCGCCATGCCCGTCGTAGGTCGAAGATCAACCGCCGCCGCCGTCACGTCTTCCGTGGGAGCCGCCTGCTGCTCTTGCCGCTGCATGTTGGCCATGTTCTGCGTGACGATGGCAAACTGGTTCATCCGCAGCGTATCACGCATCTCATCGACCGAGACGCCGTAGTCGTTGGCCATCTCCTCGACATGGTCTTCGAAGTCCAACCCCTGCTCGGCATAGACATGCGAGAGTGTGGTAGAGCCGTTCTTCAGACGCTTGTCGGTGGCATTGGCTTCGCTCTCAGGATCGCCAATAGGATGATGGGGCCAGTCCCAAGAATGACGTGCAGCCAGTGTGGCATCAAAGCCCCAACCGTAGACGAGGATCGCACGCTCAAACCACCGCTCGAACAGCGGATCAAGAACCGTGTCCTCACAGTCCGACCGCTCCAAGTCTATGGTCAGGAAGTAGGTGCCGTGGTCGAGCTTCCCCGAGGCGAAGTTATACCCCGAGGAGTTGCACATCGCGAGATTCTGGGGGATCGACTTGGGTCGAGCCATCTCGTTGACTTGGGCCGCGTGAAACGCTTCGTAGGTCGTCCCAGGGTGTTCCGATTTCATCTGGCTGACATCCCACCCCATTGGGAGGGCGGTCATCATCCGCTTGTCGAAATCGAGAGTGTCCATCGCATGGACTTCGTCAGCACCATCCGGCGTGAGATTCGTGTGAATGATCGCCGCGTAGTCCGCCGCAGTCTCGGCCGCCGCCAGAGTCGCCTCACGCCATCGCCGCGAACTCGCGCCGACATTCAGGGTTGACCGGAACTCGGGAACGCCGCGATGCTGGCCAGGTCGCCGCATCATGAACCAGTGCAGCATCCACTTCGCAGGGATCTGCTCGAACTCGGTGCCGGACCACGCGAACTGGCCGCCCGGGTGATGTTTCAGCACGTCGTAGCTGATCGGGTTGCCGAACTGGTCGTAGCGGATGCCGTCGATGTATCCAGCCGTGTAGGGGATGATCCTCGGGCTGGTGACCTGCTCGGTCTCGATCAGAATGATGTCCAGATCCACGGGGGCCCTCAGTCGCGGATTGTTCCGCAGCAAGCCGAACGCCTCCCCGTCCTGCACCTTGGCATGGGTCATGCACCACAGCTTTCGCCGCAGTTGCACCGCCTTTGACCACTGCTGCCACGCCGACTCAACCATCGCGTTGAGATTTTTGTTCCGGGTCCGCATTCGCAGCACCGGACCGGTCCCCATCACGTAGTTGGCGTGAGTCTGAACGATCCCGTCCGCGTACCCGTTGTTGGCAACCTCGTATCGTGCCCGCTGGACCAGCTTTGTGCGAACAGACTTCGAGTTGGCTGAGTCCGCATCGTATGCATCTGCATTGGCCCAATAGTTCTGCATGTCCGTGGTGTCACGGGCAGCATCATACGTGGCCTCGACCGGCTTCTTATGTCGCGACACCGCCTGCACCATTGGCGCAGGCTTCTTCGTCGCCAGCGGCTTGCCAAACTCGTCCAGAATGCGGTTCTTCGTGGCTGGTGCGATCACCCTGCACCCGGGGGTCGAATCTTCTGGAACCGAATGCCAAAGCCCGGCTTGTTCGCCGACGCCGCGTCCTTGCCCGCCTGATAGGCAGCCAGCTTCAGCAGATCGTCGACAGACTGAGACGTAGCCGACCGACCATCCACAGTCACTGACTTGGGGCTGGTCGCCGCGTTCTGCAAGGCTGTTTCGACAGCGTCGAGTTCTTCAGACATGCACCGATTGTCGATGGATGCGTGAACCTAGCAATACCTGAACGACGCTTTGGCAAGTCAAATATCAAAATGATTCCACTAATGGAAAGCCGCTCGTTCCCACGTGATCAACGTCCCTCCGCAATTGCGACAGATTCGCCGCCGCATGATGGCATCCGGCTTCGGTCGGGTGTAGTCGACCCGGAAGTTGTGGCATCCGCATTTCTTGCACACGAGCCCAGACTGCTCTGCCTTCTCCTCGTCGGTCACGCCATCTGCTTTCAATTGCCCCAATGTCGGTCGGTCTTTCGGGTCCATCAGTATCCTCGCAGCTGTCGCAGGGTTGGGCGGGGCGACCTGACGGTGGTCTTGCCGTTGCCCGCCGATCCAATTGCACACCCGAGGATGGACGCCGCCACCGACACGCCGACGAGGCAGTCGAACCAGTGGTTGTCTGGTTTCGCAGGTGGAAGCTTCCACTCATCGACCTTCCGGCCCCTCGCCTCGACCATGATTCTCTGCTCGGCACGAAGGTGGTCTGCCAGCATCTGGTGATAGACCGCCCTGTCGCCAAACAATCGCAGCTCGGTGGGCTCGCCCTCCGCCACAGCAAGGCGATTGTGGACGAAGGTTTTCCACCAGTTCGTGTCAATGATGCAATGTGGCACAGACCGATGCTGGTTCCGTGCAATTCGCCACATCAGTCCAGACCGCTCACCTTCACGCTTCGTGTACTCGTAGAACGGCTTGCCGGTCGCACCGACGTATTTCCCATGGGATGGCATGAGAACCTGCCGGTGGGCACTCTCGCGGCACACTCGATAGACCGTGTCGGTCTGCGGCCCCCAGTTCGCGTCGATCAGGCATTTATCGATCCGCACAGAACCACCCTCGTCACGCTCCCAGTCCCGGCCGCACAACTGCTCAACCAGCGTGTTCAGGGACTGGAACATCTGGGCGTCGAGCGACAACTGCCCGAGCTCTGTCTCGATAGTTCGCGTTAGGTTTCCCAAGGCGAAGTATGACCGCCCTTGATCCGGCCACGTGCCGTAGTCGACCACGTAGCCGGTGAAGTCGTCTTTCCATGCAGCCAAAAGCCACCACAAGACCTTCTGTGACACGTCGATGAACGCCGTCAGGTGGGTTGCCTGCCGGGGGACCACGCCCCGGGCAATCTTCGAGAGCTTGCGGCAGATCTGATCCGCCGTCATCAACTCGCCTTCATCTGCAACAGTATCCAGCGGGTCGTTCTGGTACTCGGCGAAGAACGCCAATTCCGATCGGAACCGCAGGTTCATCGCGTGCTGAATCGCCGACAGCTCATCCGGGTTGTGTCGCTCTGGCCACGCCACCGAGGAACCAGCGTCCATCTCCTCGCGGTGGAGTCTGTAATACTCGGTCGCAGCCTTCCCTGCGTCCCCGGCCTGCATCCCCTCGGCACGAATCGACCGGTACTCATCCCACAGCTTTTCGGCTTTCGGCCACGAGTAGACGAGCTTGGTTTTCTCGCCATTCCAGTCGGGGTGAAGTTCCCGAGTGAGCATGCGGTCGGCCATATCGCCCTTCCGGACCACCGTGCATGGCATCACCGCCGCGATCTTGACCCCTGGGCCAGCCATCCCGAGCACGTCCCCCGATATCACGCCCTCGCGGAAGGCACACTGCGACTCGGACATGGCTGACTCTCGCGTCTGTGGATCGTCGAGCAGCACGAACTCTGGCCGAATGACTGTCCCGTCGGTCTGGGTAATCTGCTGACCTCGCACTTCTCCGGTGATTCCCGCGACCGAGATCATTGCACCGGCGGATTTCGATGGAATCGACGAATCGAGAGTCGGAAATCGGACCTGATTCATCGACCAGACGGTTTCCGTCCGCAAGCCGTTGACCATTTGCCCCTTGCACTTTCGCGGCTCCCCCTCAAGTGCCCGCAAGCAGTGCATCGCCTCGGGAAAATCCTCCATCAGCAGGTCGTTGAACCGCAATTCTTCCTGAATCGACCGCAGCAGACGCCTCGCCGAGGGCTCCGAAGCCGCAATGAGGCAGACAAACCGCCTGTAGCCGTACAGGATGGCGTAGATTGACGCTCGAATACTGATGGTCGTCTTCCCCGAGCCACGAGGCATCGCCATCGCGAACAAACCACCCTCGACAATCGACCGCTGCAGTGTCGACACCACCCGCAGATGGTCCGGACACCACGGGAGGGGAAAGGCGTTCGGGAAATAGGTCTTGAGGAAGAACGCAAGATTCCCCTCGCCAAACGCTCTACGATCCGGATTGACGCACTTTGGCGGCGGACCGATGTCCCGTGCGTCCTCGGACTGTTCCTTGGCTCTGTGCGAGAAATAGCCACGTCTGTCGCGAGTATCTGTTGCCATGCCTTGATCATATGCTGTGTGCGGTGCAAGTACCATATTTCCATCGGCACGCTAGTCGGTCAGTTCAGTGTACAGTACAGGGGGACCCAGGATACACCCATGCACCCCACTATGGTAGCCTGTGGCCTGTAGACTCGCCAGCATGCCCTAGGATCGTCGCGTTTCACCAATGGGTCTTTATATATCTGTTTTGCATTCCATTGCTTCAGGATCGATTCTAGAGCGTTATGATTTCTTGTCGGTTTTCGCCAATTGCCGACCTGGGAGCCCAGTCAATACCCTATGCGCTAGCCTTGTGCAGCTTCCCGATCTGTACGGTTGATTGTCGGTTCTCGCCATTGTCGATATAGGCGAGTAGGGATGAACACTATCCCCAGCGGCTTCCAGTCTGGCGGAGTGTAGGGCCAGTCTCTCGCCCCGTTCGCCAGCTGGGATATCCCGATACCATCAATGCCGATTGTCTGCGCCGTTCGACCTGGGGATATCTCTTCCCAGGTCGACACTGTGCTGAGTCTCTCGCCCCATAGTTGGGCCAGTCTCTCCCCAGGTCGATATCCTGGGGGCAATGGCATTCTCCCGGGTTGTGGGCCCTATGCTCCCGGATATCGCCTAGGGGAGCGGTACCCAAAGAAATGAAATCAGCCCGATAAGCTGGGAGCCTATCGGGCTGAGGTCAAATCAGATTGTTGGCGACGAGTCTAGCGTATCTCAACCTCCTGGACCGTCCAGTCTGAGCGGTCTGGTTTCAAATGGCCAAACAGACCGCAAAACTTACGCCAACAATGGCGCTTGTCTTTCGCGACAATGCGGAGAGGCGACAAAGCTGGATTGACTGGAGACACTGCTGACACAAGAAACACTCTCAATCCTAATTCGGTGGGGTTGGGAATGTTCACTGGCAATCTCCGTTGAATTGACGAATGGCAGAGGTCAATCCCTTGAACTGGCGGGGGTTGGTTGTGGCAAACAGACCTTGTCCGTTGTAGCACGTCGGGTTGGCGCGGGTTATTGCCGATTCTTCAGAGTCGGCCTGTACGATTGCCACAAGACACCACAAGTTCGACTCAAATTTGTTTTTGGGGTTGGCGATTCCCCACATTGCCGACTGGTTGGCAGCATTCCAGCCAGAACGAACGACGAAGTAGATTTTCACTGGGGAATCTCCCGGGGTTCAAGTATCGCAAGCATATTTGCCAGAATGCGGGCCGACTCCCGCAATTCTTCCGTTTGCTGCGCCGTCATTCCAGCGGGCCGCAAACCCCCTTTGCGAAGCCAGTCTAATAGATCATCGGCAATGTCCCTTGCCGATTCAATCGACTCGCGAAACTCAGTGTACGCTTTGTTAGGATCCACAATCACAACTCCGCTCAAGAGGGAAAGAACCGCTCCCAGTCAACACTGGGAGCGTACAAGAAACACTACCCTTGCCGATTAATCCGCCAGTCTCTGCGACATGGCTTTAGTGGCCCGAAATACTGACAACAAAACTTGCGCCAAGCTTGCCCCCGGTCTTTCGCGACGATGCGGAAAGCTTGCGGAGTGTAGCTTGACGTCAAAAGAAAGACCTTCAACCCGAGTCTCTTGATAGTCTCGGCAGAGAGACTATCGGTCGACTCACGAGACTGGCCTAACGATCGAAACCCACTCATAGTGGAACTCCACGACAAGAGACAACGCAAACAGGGAACCGCCAGACTAGCGCGCCGTCGCCAGATACTTCCGACGTCTGATCAGTTCATAAGCTTTACTCGCCGCGCTTCCAGCGGGCTGGGAACCATGAATTACAAGCGCAAATGATCGTCCGCCCGGAACGGCTGCATGTGAGTCGTCTGTATCGATCGGCAGCCTGAGCCGTCGCGATTCAGAGTTCGACAGCACTACCCGGGCCGTACGGAATTGTGGCAAGTCTCGGATCAAATGATCGTAACGTCCGCCTTCCGACAGTGTCAGAACCATGTTCGGGGGAATCCAGACTGCATTGTTCGCCACAATCCGTAGTGACTTTGTGTATGCATAGAACAGCACATTGGGGTGTTCTTTCGCCAGCGCCATCCATGCATGGAAATACTCTGTTGAGAAGAAATCCCCAGCCACATGAATTCGCACAATCCCTGAATTTTGTGGGAATGCATCTCGCAGCAGGTAGAGTATCTCTTCCGTTGACTTACCCCGCACAGCTTCGAAGTTTGCTTTTCGGAGATTGTACACTTCTGCAAAGATCACTTCTCGACTGGCTGAAAAACACCGAAAACGGGTATCGGGACCGTCAACAATGCGTTTTCCTTCCGAAGTCTCGATTACGTGAGACTTACACTCACGAGCGCCCGGACACGTCCAACCGCTCAACAAATCAAACGAGTAGATCTTACGTCCGCCAGCCAGCCAGCGGGCCAGACGTCTGTTAAGGTAAAGTTTCTTAAGCTTTGTGTTTGCGGGCGAGAAACGAACAGTCTGGACACTGGCAATCATGAAAACACCTAGTGAATGAGAGAATGGGAGAACGTCCGAGCGGAGCGGAAATCAATCGGTGAACTCAATCAACCCCCTAATAAGAAGTTCCTCCGCTCCATACACTCCAGCTTTGCCACAATCGGGGCAATGCGCGGCTCGAGTATCTGGATCCGCCATATCCGCAACACATGCACAGTACACGCACAATCCCGACAGACTGTCGGTCAGTTCCACGAACTCTGATTCGGGCATGGCGAACCGATGGTACAGAGTTCCGTTTTTGGTCAACTGGTCACGCAAAGCTTTCATTGGGAATCCTATCAAGAGAGTGGAGAGTTTAGAGGTCAATCGGCGAACAAGGGACACGTCCAGAATTCCGCGAGAGGGAGCAGTGAGGCCAGAACGTCGGGATCGAACGTAGCGTCAACCCAGGGAGTTCCCCAGTCTTGCACCTGTACCCGCACCCGTTCCACTTCAATTCCGAACCGCCGCTGTCCCTGTACGTCAATCCAAAGGCGGTAAGCTGGGCCCCCCGTCGCCAGCAGAACACAAACGCTATCGGGGTATCGGGGAGGCCAGTCTGCCAAGCTGACGTTTCCCGAATGACACGTGATTTCTAGGGGAACCCCACTGAGGTAGTCTAGCGCCTCCTGTTCGTCAGAGACGCCACAATCGGCGAGAATCTTTTCAACGTCTGCCAGTTCAGACGACTCATCTTCCGTTCTCTCTTCGTTATCTCTCAACTCTTCCAGTCTCTGCCAGTCAAGAGACAGCAGTTCAACATAGTCGAGACAGACACGAACGGCGGTTTCCTTAGTCTCTTCCAGTCTCTCTTCAACGTTCATCGTGTTTCCTTATGGGTGGGGTTGGGTTGGGCTCAGTCGATCTTGCGCGGTCGGCCTGGCGGTAGTGTCTGAGAACAAACGCTATCCCAAGTCTGCACGTCAAGGTAAAGGGTAGGACCGACGAAATCGGCCTGGTTGACTTTGACTTTTCCAGCTTGCGCCAAGCGCTCCAATCGCCTGTAGAGCGTGTTCGCCTTGACCTTGTGGCGCTTTGCAGCTTGTTTCAGTGTCTCTCGTGTCACTGGGATTCCTTTCTTCGCGTCGCTTCGTGTCGCAATCGGACATAATCAGCGTAGTAACCCGGTTCTACGATGCGCATCGTCACAAGATCTGTCCCGAAACGTCCGCCACCCGCCGTGGCAAGGTTAAACCGTTCCATGAGTCGACAGAACAGCCGAAACAGCTGTTTATCGGTGATTGTCTGAATGTATGGCTTCATCGTCATTACTCCCTGAAAAGAGGAAACCAACCCCAGCCGGACTGCTGGGAGCGGGTTGGGTTGGGGTGGGGTTAACTTGATTCGAGTCGATCCATTGGCGCATTTCGCGCTGTGTGCGGAACTGGTCCCCAGTCGGAACTCCAGATGAATCCAGCACGCAATACTCACAAAGTCGGATCCGCGCAAATTGTACGCCATTGTAAACGCCCATCTGTCATCTCCCTTAGGCCAGAGGAGCCACCAGCACTTCACTGGTGGCTGAATGAACCGCCAGTCACACAACCGACACAACGAAAACAGGCTCCACACCCGCACCGTCCACACCCAGATACTCCCCAGTCACATCGTCAAAGTAGTCGCCAACCCAATAACCGCTGGCGTCGACTACCTCACAAGATTCATTATTGAACTGATCACGAGTCGTTTTGCAAAACTGCACGTATGCCGCATGCATGCGCTTTGCATCGTAAGCAGTTCCCACCACACAACGAAAACGAATTTCCATGTCTCAACTCCAAACAGAGGAAAGGTAAACGTCAGTCATCTCGCATTGTTGACCGCCAGAAACTGCCCCACAATTGGGGCCATTGGCGACGAACAGGCGACACACCCACATTGTTGGATCGATATCGGCAGAAGTCAACCGACTCGCACAGTTTTTTTTGACTTTGTTCCGCCGGCTCCATGTTCCGCCGGCTCCATGTTCCGCCGGCTCCATGTTCCGCCGGCTCCATGTTCCGCCGGCTCCATGTTCCGCCGGCTCCATGTTCCGCCGGCTACCAAGGTTTGGTGTACGCCAGATCAGGTGGGGGGTGCGCAAAATCAGGGGGGGGGGGAGTGGCGGCAGACGGGGGAAATGGACCTGGTCGATACCCCCATACGGGCTTTCAAAAAAAAATCGACCCCTCTAAAACTCGGCCCTCATTCCACGGCCAGCACGCTCAGCTTGACGACCTTTACCTCGCCTGTGCTCAGCGTCATTGTGTAACGCAATTGGTAGGTGGTACCCGCCGCTTGCCCCGACACAAGGCTGGTGAAGCCCTTCGAAATCGCACAGGTGCCCCTGATGTCGTTCGTGAACGTGGCCGAGTTTACCGCTGTTGCGGACACTGTCAAGCCGTCTGTATCGCTGCACGTGACGCTCGCGATCGTCTTGCCATCGGTCAGCCATCCCGTGGCATCGCACCCGAGGCGGTTGGTCTCACCAACACGAACGTACTTAGGCTCAGGGTCGATGTAATCCGACGGTTGCATGGTCAGCCTCGCTTTGGCAGCGTGAAATTGTGGTTGCGTTCAGGCTGGCGGTAGTTCATGTTTCGCTCGGGCAACACGAACACAATGTCGGGAGCGGGCTCCTGCGAGGGAGTGCCCTGCGACTGCGGGTAGTACCGCTGGGGGTAGTATCGCCCGGCAAAGTAGCGTCGTGGGAACATGGCCTACTTCTTCTTGTCCGGCATCTTGCGGGCCTGCTGCATCGCGATGGCCACCGCCTCCTTCTGCGAGTAGCCCTCCTTCATCAGCTTGCGGATGTTGTCGCTGATGTCCTGCTGCTTCGTCCCCGGTTTCAATGGCATTCGTCGCTCTCCTAAGTAGCGTCAGTGGTTACCGCTGAACGATTGCCATCGGCATCCACCGTGGCTGTGATGCGGTTTTTGGTGTCGGCGGCATCGCGGATTGTGACTGTGTTTGTGGCAGCCCCGGCCAGCTTGCCCACCGTGGCTGCCCTGACCAGCCGCAGCACGCCCTGCACGGTCTCCGTGCCCTCGATGGTGGCCCCGACAACCGCCGTCGCAATCTCGCTTGCCGCACTCGCTGCCAGTGCGTTGGCATCAATCGCACCCGCCGCAAAATGCGTGTGGTCGATGACTGCGGGCTGTAGCTCATGGATGTCAGCCGCCGCATGTCCGGAACCCGTGATTTGCACCTCGACGTTGCTGTTTTGTGACCGAGGAATCCGCCCGCCGTACGTCCCTGCAGTCGTGTGACCGCTGTACGGCTCATCCCAGACACCGTCGGCAATCTCGCCGACCGCATCGGTAGCCAACGCGGCAGCAGTGAGGACGCCTGACGCCATCGCCCCGACACTCGCATCGATCCGTCCGCTGACCAACGCCGCTGGGAGCCTGCTCTGAATGTCCTCGGTGTCCGCCTGAATCCCGTCCAATTCGCCCTGTAGCGTCGTGCCTGTGTCTGTCAGAATATCGGCCAGAATCTTGCCCGCCTGACTGCCGGTGTAGGCTCCCGGAAGAGTCGTCGTCCATGGGTCGCCAGCCGACCCGGCAGCATTGAGCGCTGCCCCCGTGCTACCGGCTGCCAGATGGTCGCCGCTCGCTTCGTCCCACACCGCGTCCGCAATCGCTGCCGCAGTAGGTGGCGCCGTCGAAAGGCTGTAGCCGGTCTTGTCCGACACAGTGCCAGCCGTCACCGCACCGCTCGACACGCTCAGTTGTGCCGTGCCTGTGCCGCTCGTGATGATCGCCCCGGCCGATCCGCTGGCCACATTGGGCAGCGATGTCAGTCCCGCACGAACCGCGTCGTATGGGTCCAGATCGCGCAGAGGAATCACAACGTCCGTTTCCGCTGCGTTAGTCGCCCCGGAAATCGAGATCAGCAGCGACTTGGCCGAACTCACGTTGTACCGGGCGTCCGCAATCTGAATCTCATAGACGCCTTTGTGGTTGGTCGAGTCGACTTCTTTGAACCGACATTTGCTCGCCGTCGGTGCCGAATACGTGCCGTTGGTTGTGATCGTCTCGACGTTTGACGCCGCCACCGTGTAGGCCGTCGCTGTGCTCTCCGTGTCGGCAATCGTCGAGATGATCAGCCCACTCGATGTGGAGCTAAGCCCCGTCAATCCGGCACCCGTCGCAACAGAACTGTTGAGGATCTTGACCCTCACGATGATCGATCCCTGCCCCCGTTTGTAGCCGATCAGCATTACATTCCTCCGCGTGGCAAAATGAAACCGCCAAGCATTTTACGTTGCGTGAAAAACGGAAACGGACCGCCTGCTGCTGCCGCCTCAGCCCACACCGCAGCCAGTCCCCAGATTGCTCGGGTCGTCGTGATAGTCGCCGATCCCGTGATACTGCTGCCCGACGTCGTGCGGTATCCTGTCCACATCGACCGCCCAGGGGCCGTCACGCTGGCAAACGACTCGGTAAAATTGCTGGGGGCCGCTGTGACACTCGTCCAGTTCAGATCGCCCTGTGTCGAGAATCCGCCGATCATGATGCCGCCGCTCGGAATGGTCAAACCGGTGTCGACCATCTGGGGGGTGGTCGTGGTGGTCTGTGTCCCCGTCCCGCTGCTGTCGGCCGTCGCGCTGTTGTGCCCGCTGATCTCCCATGCCCGGATGACGCCTGCAGCGTTCAGGCTCGATCCAATCGTGATCTCGTAGGCTGTCGCACTCCCGGCCTCTTGCATGGCCCACATGGCCAGCGCCCCTACTGCAGTCCCGCCGATCGACTGAACCGACGCAAACGTGCCCGAGGAACCCGCCCCTCCCGTGGGCGTCCCCATTGTCCGGGAGGCAGTGCCCATGCGGCCGACAATCACGACGAGGTTGCCAGCAGTGACAGCCGTCCCAAATGTTGCGGTCCATTTATTGGCCGCCGTGCTGACCACCGTCCCAGCCTGCTGGACGAATGACGCTGGCATCAGGCGATCTCCAGAGGATTGCCATCAGCCGCAAACGCCTCAAGCGTCACCGCCGCCGTGACGTAGATGGCCTGCAGATGAGACAGGCGAAACTCAACACCGGCCGTGATCGCGTAGGGCACCTGCTCGACTGCCGGACTGTCCTCCATCACGTAGGAAAATGCTCCCAAGGTCGCGGGAAACACCCCGGGGGGCTCGCCCTGCTCGTGACCGGTGACCGGGATGGCCTCGTCGTCTGCGAATACTGGCCGAGCAAAAATCGCAGCGCCGCCGCCTGGAATCTGCACGTCATCAGCATCTCGAAAGACCAGCCGGATATCGCAGGCCAACTGAGGAGACTCGCGGATCTCGGCCGCTGGGGACACCGTCGCACGCACCGAAGCACACCCAGCGGGCAACGTGACGAAGTTCGTGAGATGCCACGTCGATGCCTGCCAC